AGCATATGATTCATATTCAGTAAATTTTGTTTCTAAAAAATCACACTCATTTAAATCACATGTCTCCATTTGTAATTGCATTTGTATCCAATATTCAAATTTTGGTATTCCATTTATCTCTCTATTTACAATATTTTTAATTTCTAACATTCTACCATATATTCTACTATTTTCATTTATTACTATACCATCAGGCGATGCTCCAATAAAATAATATTTAGGATGTTTTATACAACCAAAATCACCTACTTTTACATTATTAATTCTCTCATAATATTCTGTAGATATAGGTTCATATTTTTGCCCCCAATGTAATGGAGAATTTAATCCATTAAAAGTAGTTTTAAATTTTTCAACATTTATTGTTGAACATTTTTCATATATTAATTGATTTTGTGTAGCTTGAGTTGAAAAGATTTTCCATATTGAACTAGCAGTTAATAAATTATGTCTAAATAAATACCAATCAGTAGTTCTTTGATCTGGTTGAGGAATATTTTTAATATATTCTAATTTATTTTTGATTTTTTCCTTATTAACTTCTTTTCTAATAAAAGTATTTTTATATGAACGCATAGGAATATATTTTTTGTAAATCTTATTAATATTAATTTGAATTAATATTTGTAATTCAAGTTCTAGACTTTCAAGATTATATTTGTATATACTTGATAATTGTTCTATAAACAAATTTAATACATGATTTTTTATTTCACTATCAAACTCATAATTCATTATATACTCTATATTTTCATATATAATATTTTTTAAAGTATCATATATAGATTCATTTAAATAAGATAATTCTTCTTTCGTAAAGAAATTAGAACTATCTAAAATAGTATTAATATTATCTATATAATCATCGATAGATTTTGATGCCATAATTAATAATTAATATCTTTTTATTATTATATCAATTTTATAATAATAAAATTTAATTTTTATCTTCTCTAGGTGATAATTTTCTTGTACTTTTTGGACTTTTTTTTCTCTTTGGAGGCCCAAGACATTTTGCTGTAGATACATGTTTATCATGTCTTTTTAAAGTAAACTTTCTTGTGCTATTATTAAAATGTAATTGTGGTATATTATTTATAACACCGGTTTCTTTTTCATATTCTATATCTTTATTTCTAGATAATGATTTTTTATCTATACATCCAATCAAATAATCTTTTAAACTTTTAATTTCATCATCATCTAAATTATGTTTGTCTTTTAATGTTTTTATATATTCATTTATTTTATCTAATTTTATACATTTATCTAACTTATTCCATGGTTCTTTTGTATTTAAAAATTTTTCTTTTTCTAGAAAAATATCTAAATTATTCATATCTTCACTAACAGAGGATACTAGCTCATTATTTTTTCCGGTTAATAACATAGTTTTATATTTAATATTTTTTAATTCATGACATTCTTCAGACATCTTATATATTATGTGTATAAATATATTTAATTTCTTTTATTATATTAACTTATATGGATAAAAAAATTATAACATTTGAAAAAGAAATAAAAAAACGTAAAAAAAGTGAAAATTATGATAATTCTATTTTTCAACAAAATAAACAAATAGAATTTATAAATAAATTATTTCAAAATATAGATTTTGATGAAAAAAAAATTTGTATATCAGAAATAAAAGCAAAGTTAAATAGTTATAAAAATCAAGATATTCAAAAAAAAAGAAGCGTTAATAACATTATTAATTTTGATGAAATAATAGAAAAGCTTGTTTCATCTCAACTTAAATGTTTTTATTGTAGAGAGAATATGAAAATAGTATTTGAAAATATTAGAGAACCTACACAATGGACATTAGATCGTTTAAATAATTATTATGCACATAATAATGATAATGTTGTAATATGCTGCTTAAAATGTAATCTTCAACGAAGAAGACAAAATCATAAAGGTTTTAAATTTAGTAAACAACTAGTAATTACAAAAGAAAAATGAATATAATATTATAATAATATATAATGAGTAATTTTTCACCTTCTAAATTTTTGGATGAATTATATAATAATTATTATTTGAAAAATAAAGATGAATGGACCACTCAATATCATACACATAATTATGTAATTAAAAATCTAAGTTTTATGAATAATCCAGACAATGTAAAAAAACATTATGAATTAATGCGATATATTATATATCAGTTATGTAGTCATAAAAATGATGATTCTTATCTTAATTTTTTAAAGCAAATGTTTTTTACATTATTTGAAGAAAATGCTATATCATTAGAACATATAGTAAGTAATAAACAAAATCTTCATTCATTGTTATCAATACCAGAATTAAATGATATTTTTGACCATGGAGATGGAACTATTCGTATTTCAAATACTAAAGTTCATCAATTTGTAGAATTGTTGGAAGAAGATAAAACTATATGTGATAAAATAAAACAACATATAGATTCTAAAAATAGTATATCTTATAGTAGAAAAATGAATAAAACAAATAAAGCTGTAAAAAAATTTCATCCATATTCAAAAAAAGGCGGTAAAAATAAAAATATAAAAAAGAAAACTAAAAAAGGTAAAAATAAAAATAATAAGAAACATAAAAAATCTAAAAAAAAGTAAAATGTATAAAATATAAATTATATTTTATATATTATAGTATGTTAATTATTAGTGAAAAAGAAAAAAAATGGAGTAATGGAGAGAAATATGAAAAATCTTATAAAAATCAAAAACCTATATTTAATTCAAATAATCAAATTATCGATAATGTTGTTGAAAATAAAATTAATTCATCAAAAAGAAATGAAATTAATAATGAAAAAATACAAAATAGAGAATTAATATCACATACCTATCAAAATCCTTTTTTAAATAAAAATTATATTGATGTTTTAGATGATCAAACAAATTTTTTGATTCCTAAAAATTCTAATAATTTAGAAGATTAATTTTTATAATAAACGAAAAAAATAAGTATTTAAAAAGTTAATACATATTTTATTAATATGAGCTATACAACTCAAAATGAACTATTATTAAAAAAATTATTAGAATTTTATAATACTAATGGTAATTTAGATAGAATGCTCTCTATTATCAATGGTAATTCTAGAATCTCTCTTCGAATCGTAGATTGGTTTGCTACAAACTATGCAAAAAAATATTATACTGTATATGATATAAATAATATTAGATTTAAAGTATACATTGACTATAAATTAAAATTAAAAGCTTATTCTAAGCGAAGATTTGATCCATTTTGTAGATGGGATAGAATTATTATACCATATAATAATACTTCTTCAATACAAACAACGATTGGTCAATTAAATTTTTTTAAGTGGGCATTAGAAAATGGTGTTATAGATTATATAGATAATAATTATTCATCTATTGAAAAAGATATGAACTCTAGAAATAGCACTTCTAGAAAAAATGATAGTAATATTAAAGAAACAATTAATGTTAATACAAATAAAACTAGAAAAAAGAGAGAAGAACTATCTATATCAGCAGCTAAAAGTATTAAAAAAGAATTTGTTGAAATTGTAGTAGATTTTAAATAAAAACATTAATATAATTTACTTTATATTATCTAAAATATAAATAATATAAAACTTTTAAGAATTTTAATTGTAATAATGGGTAATTATAATTCAATAAACAAAATTTCTTTTTATGATATGCAAACTATTATTACAAATAATAGTAATAATTATATTATTATAAATACATTACAAGAAAATGAGCAACAATGTTTAATAACTAATACGTTAACTGCTAATATGGAATTACAATTATTTAATAATAATATACATAATTTCCTAGATAAAAATATTATTATATATGGAAAAAACTGTAATTGTAATAAAATATATGATAAATATCAACAAATAAAAAAAATGGGTTTTGTGAATGTATATTTATATCCAGGTGGTTTATTTGAATGGTTATTATTACAAGATATTTATGGAGATGATGAATTTCCAACTACAATAAAAGAGTTAGATATTTTAAAATATAAGCCTGATAATATTATCAATAATTTTTTATTATTACATTAATATATAATGAATACTTCAAAAAAAAATATAATATTTAATTATTTAAATGATTTATCAGTTTCCCATGGTATAAATTTACAAGTATTATCATATTTAACAGCATTGGGTGGTTATATTAAATTTCCAAAAAAATCATATAATTGTATTATTGATTATTTTATTTTTAGCTACATCATGGCCTGATATTATTATATTTTACTTATCAGTTTCTTTTATTATTTATTTAATTAGCAGTTTCTTGATTAAAATTATCAAGTGATAAGTTTGCTAATTTATCTGCCTCACTATTTAATTTTCTATCAATATGATATAATTCATAACTATCAAATAATTTTAATAATTTTGAACATTTATCATATAATTCTTGTAAATTTGGAGAATTTACTTTATATTCACCTTTTAGTTGCTTAATTACTAATTGTGAATCACCTTTAATTGTTAAATTATTTTTTTTATTTTCAAAACACCATTTCAACCCTTCATATATTCCCATATATTCAGCATAATTATTTGTATAATTATCACCGATATACTTACTACACTTATAAATCTCATTATTATCTTTATAAACTAAAAATCCTAAACCAGACCGTCCGGGATTTCCACGAGATGCTCCATCAAAATACAATGTATATTCTTCTTTATCTACATTATTATTTTGAATTTTTAAAGTAATAATACCTAGCTTCTTTAAATAATTTCCATAATGCTCAATATCTTCATTGCCATCAATTGTAATTATTGGATTATCTTGTTCTAACCATTTTTGATGATAATTATGGCATTTTTCTAAATATTCAATTGGGATATTTTCTCCTTTTCTAGAACGTTTAATAACACGCGCATTTGAAATATTTGGATCTGTTTTTAGATAAACTATTTCAATCTTTGGCAAATCTTTTAAAAATTCATCAAACCACATATTATAAATTTTAAATTCAATTTCACCAATTTTACCTTCGTCAAAGAGCATTTGAGCAAAAACATTTTTATCAGTATGAACACATCTTTCTGTAATAATAATATCATAATCATTTTTCAATGCTTCTTTAAGTAAATGAATTCTTGAGATATAAGCCATCATTTGAAAAGAGAATGCATATTTTTCTTGATTAGCATAATAACATTCAATAATATTTTTACCTTCTGCATTTTGAACATTATTCCAAATATCTACTGGCTCTTGAAGAAAATGAATTTTTGAATTCTTACTATTTATTTTACAATATGTTTCCAATTCCTTAACAAATGTAGATTTACCCGAACCAATATTACCTTCGATAGAAATAATACGTGTCATTAATAATTATATTTTATTATTTTTATAATTATTAATTATCAATTTTTAATTTTTATAAATAGTAATTAATTAATATTTTTTTCATTATCATCCTCATTATTAGTAAATTTAAATACTAACCTTTGTTTTTTTATAGGTATATCTTTTTTATCTTTTAATTTTTGTTTAATAAATTCTATATTATCTTCTTTATTAATTGTTTCTTCAATACAATTATTTTCACTTTTAATTTTATTAACGCGCTCCATATCTAACTTTATAATATATTTGAATATTATTTAAAATAAAAAAAAATCATTTATACTATTATTTTCCGCCTCTTAGCCTTAGGACCAAATGAAGTGTGCTTTCTTTCTGAATATTATAATCACTAATAGTTCTACCATCTTCTAATTGTTTTCCAGCAAAAACCAACCTCTGTTGGTCCGGCGGAATACCTTCCTTATCTTGAATTTTTGCTTTTACATTTTCAATACTATCAGAAGGTTCAACTTCTAAAGTTATAGTTTTACCAGTTAGTGTCTTTATAAAAATCTGCATTATATAATATTAAATATACATAAATAAATTTTAAATCATTTTTATAATATGAATTTTTTATCAAAATTACCAGATGATATTATTTATTTTATAATTGATAATACTAATATTAAATGTCACACTTGTAATAGAAAATTTAATATTTATTTTTATAAAAACAAAATAAATATTATTATTGTTCAAATATTTCCTAAAAT